ACGATGCACTAAGACTAAGTGAAGGTGACTCCGAAGAGCTTGGTGATTGGCTCGGTGAATTGGAACTACTGGGGGACGCTGAACGGCTTTCCGACGAAGACGGACTTGCCGAACTACTTGGACTTAATGAAGGACTATTTGAACTGCTTGGAGAGGCAGAATGACTCGGACTCAAACTAGGTGAGTTAGAGGAACTCGGTGAGCGACTTGCGGAAGGGCTTAGTGACGGGCTTTCCGAAGACGACGGACTTAGAGATGGACTGTTAGAGGTAGAGGGCGGTAGAGAAGGACTATTTGAACTGCTGGGTGATGCCGAATGGCTTGGAGACAATGACGGGCTTCCCGACGATGAGGGCGATAAAGACGGACTAAACGATTGAGAAGGAAACACCTCCGATGTTGTAAATGTGTTAGGAGCGTTTAAGTTGTTGTATTCTGTAGTTATCCAATCCGCACCTCTGAATACTGTTGAAATTCTAACCTCTTCTACTTGTCCATCTAAGTAGTAATTATTAGAATTATTCGCTCCTATTATGAAATAACACGTGCCGTTGTTTCCAGGTACATTTCCTGCCCCTTGTACTTTGTAAGCCCCGTTCTGATATATCTTTGCGTTTGTGCCATCGTGCGCACCAGTTAAGATAATCCAGTTCGTAGCCGCTACCAAGTCGGTTAGGTTTGTCCCATACACAGTGTTAACACTCCAATAACAAGTATTTGAGCCATTCGGATACATTGAGAAACCACTTCCACCTCTACCCACGGACATAACTCCTTGTGTGTCGGTGGCGGCATCCTGCTTGAAAACCATAGTAACTGTACAGTTTCCAGATGCTTGATTGTAAGCCAACTGTAAGACGCAAGAATTTTTGTTAAAGTCAACAGCACCGCCAGCACTCCATTTACCTGCAACAGCATAAGTAGGAGCTGTGGGAGACTCCCAATCCATGTCATTATCGTTAGCAGTTGAGTCGTCTAATGCGGTGTAAGCCGCGCCGTTCATGTGATGAACAGCTTTGAAACTAGAATCCCAAGTACTTTCCTTTCCAAATGCCGCATCTTCTGCTGGTTGCGTTTGTCCTGTATTTCCATACCAAACATAAAAGACTGTGTTGTCATCAAAATCGAGTGTGGGAATTTTTACATATATTTCACACTTACTTGTAGCCGTGTTAAAGGTAACAATTTCACAAGATAGTTGGGTATTTCCCGCTTCATCAGAAGAAAAACGAATGTCACCACCACCATTATCGGCTTGGCTAAAAATTGCAGATTGTAGACAATCTTGTGTAATTAAAACAGGGAAATCAGTTAAGTTAGCGCCACCGTTAACTTTTGTGTAATCTATTGTTAATAGCTGTTTATGAAGCCATCCCGTCGGAAATGCCATTTATAAAATCCTTCCATTTTCCCCATCCGGGTATTACGCCGTCCGGAGCAACTAACCAATTTTTACAATTACGTTGGCTACGAAAGTCTTCCGGTTTCCATTTCCTATTTGTTAAAGTTTTTCCTCCGGATCCATGCCCTGCATTTTTTCCGGAACTTGTTGCTACATCAAGATTTGGCACTTCGCTTTTCCAGCCTTCGGCTGTAAAATCATCTACCCGTTCGGGCCTGTGATGAGTTCCCGGTTCGTAACCCATTTTAGCGGCAAAACCACTTCCAATAATTTCTCCGGCTTTGCCAGCCTCTTCTATTATTCTAATCCTTTTTTCGTAATGGTCAATTAAAAACTTTCGGTCTGCACAAATTTGTGAAAGTCTTTTTGCATCAAAGTAAACCGCGTAGCCATCAGTATCCCTTACTTGCCAACAATTCATGTTGTAGTAGTAGGTATCCCTTGTTGGAGGCACAAAATCAAAGTGACTAGAACTGTAGGCCACATCGTCTTCGCAAAAGAAAACATAATCCGTGTTTAATTCCTTTAACCCGGTAAGGATCTGCTTTGCCATAGTTAAGAAACTTCGTTCTAACGGCAAAGTTATGTTGTCGCCAAAAGATAAAGGCTTTAGTGTCACACTAACAATTCTGTACCTATCGTGATTAGCTCTTTTTAAAAGGTCGCGAAAAGGTTTTACTTGCCAATCCTCTTTTTTGCAGTCTGAATAATACAAAATTCCTTTGGTAAATTCCCAATCTGGAACCGGAGCAAACTTATCTAAAAGCCATTTCAAGTCGTGGATTGCCTGCGGAAACTTCTTCACAAGTTCTTCATAAGGGCTATTCCACAAGTCCTGCGAGAATTTCCTAGCTTGGGTTACTGTGTTGTTCTCATAAGGAAAGCCAAAATCTCCGCCTTGAGTCCTAAAAAGGTGACTGTACCAAGTCTTTTTACTGGTCATTACCTTTCCGCCCGATAGCCATGTTTTGCAGGCAACCTCCACCCCTTGCTGGCCCCAAGAACCATGGGCCTCATCGCAAATGTTTAGTTCCAAATACTTTGCGCGGGTAAGCATGAAGAAAGATCCTTGAATAGACATTGTTTCTGCTATTTCCCAAGAAGGGTCAAGTCTTTCTTCCAAGTCTCTCCAATACTGGAAGTGAAGGTCTTTATCGAATCTAAAGAAGTTGTTGCGTGTGCCTCTTCTAGGCTCCCAAACAATTTTTCTCTCAAATTCCTTACTATCGCAAGCCGGATTATTTACTGGATGTTTGTAATCCTTCATGCAATGAGTAGGAGTTGGGCCTTGATACCAACTGTTTCCGCACTTCTTACAAACCCAATCAAAGGCATGTAGATTCCTCATTGTTGGAACCAACGTCCAATCCTCCTGCATGTCTTCCATTAAAATGCGATCAAATCCTTTTCCAAAAGTACAATGGGCATCCACTTTTACAATATATTTGGCATCAGAAGCGGCTACCGCCCTGTTTATGGCGGCTCTTTGACCAATAGGAACATCGTACTTCAAATATCTAACTCGGGGATCCTGTGGTAGTTCTGGAATAGGTTTATCATAGCCATCTAAAATGGCAATTATTTCTGTATTGCCTTCTATATTGTTTAACAGATCTTGGATGGTTAAACCTAAAAACTCTTCATTTCTTGCCGGTATTACAATGCTTAAATCTTTCATAGATTTGATAGGTCCTTCAAATTGCTAACTACGCTAGTATGAGCTGTATATTTAGTGTGATCGTATCTATTTTTGAACAAAGACCAAATTCTACTATAGTGGTATTGATTGTCATGGCGCTCTTCCGTGTCATGAATAACTATATAATCTACGTTATTAGCCTTAGCCAGTCTTTGAATTTCCACATGCCTTCTACCGTTCGGACCGTGGTCAACAAAAGCCATTCCCCAGTGTTGTTTTTCTATTGGAGCGTCATCCCAGTTATCAATTAAAATAACCTCGTGTTTTCCACTATTGTATTTTGAAACCTTCCTGTACCACATAGGGTTTGTCTCGTAGGAAACTACTCTTCTTCCGGTAAGGTCGGAAAACCAATGCAAAACAAGGGTACTGAAGTACCCGGTTCCCATCTCTAAAATATCTCCCTCTGATACGTCTATTACGCGAAGCAATACTGGCAAATGAGTAAACATCATTGTTCTATCTGGTCTTTTTTTATTTTCCATTGTAAAACCTTTCTAGGACTTGTTCAGCCCTGCCCCAATAGGGAATTTCATACGCTTTAATTTCTCCAACTGCTTTGTTTTTACCTTGAATTCCATACCCAATTGCATCCGGGTGTGAAAATGATATAACCGGGACTTGTGAGGAAAACTGAACACCTTTTCTAACGGTTACTCCCAGTTGTTTCTCATACCTACTAGGTTCTCCCCAAAAACCTAAATTTACTTTTGAGTCATCCGGCCACTTAACAAATCTTTCTTCAATTGCCTCAATAAAAAGGTCTCGCGGTGCTATTAAACAGGTATTGGTTCTTCTAAATTTTATGGAATAAAGAGCAGGTTTTGTCCAAGAGTAAATTGACCAACGGGCCATGTCGTAGGCAAACTCGGTCTCCTTTGGTAAAAAGGTTTTGAAATGTTCTGCTGGGTATAAAGTATCATCCTCCGCAAAAGCAATGAATGGGGTTTTTACTTCTTTGGCTCCAATGAGCATCTGTCTGTAAATATTCAAATAGGACTTTCCGATATCCCCTATGCATATATTTTTTCCAAAATCCATGGGCTTTTGTGAAACACTAATAACAGGAATGTCTCCTGCCGCTTCTTTTAGTTGGTTTAAAGCATTAGTGAAAAACGGTTCTCTTAGTACGTTAGCCGTGTAATATACTATTGATAAGAGACCTATTGGGTTAATACTATGACTCATAATTTATTGTTCCTTTCTTAAACTCGTGGTTTATTATTCTTTTTATTGCGTTGCAATTAGCACACAAAAGCTGATATTTTCCACTTTTATCTTCCACAACCTTTTTGTAGAAACCAGTGGTTAAACCTTTCCTATCGACCCTACCCCCTCCGCTCACATGATCTATTTGTAAAGCTCTTATATCAGAAAATCCACAAATAACACACTTCCCCCCAAGATGCCCAATAACTTTTATACGCCAATCTGTTCTATATTTTCTGCTTTTTTTAAGAACCACCCCCCTGTTGTTTAGATAATATTTTCTTGTAGTCTTTTGTACAGCCCCCTTACACCCAATATAGTGATTATGATTATTCTTTTTGTCACATTCCTTACAACTAGAACTCACACCAGACTTATTAGCACTGTTTTTAAAAAAAGAACTGAGAGGCTTTCTTTCCCCACATTTGTAACATCTTCTAACTATGATTTGACCCACAGCCATGACCTTTCTTTAGGGTTTGTGGTGCTTTCCAGTACAAACCAAGGATGGATACCGTGTGACTGCGCCCAAGCTATAACTACCCAATAAACATGGCAAAAAGTATCCTTTAAGTTAGTAGGTTTTCCAAAGTCATGGCCGGATATAATTCCACCCTTCCTTACCTTGTGACGCCAAGCGGCTATATCATTGGCTACATATTGAAACTCGTGGTTGGCATCAATAAAAACAAAATCCAAGGACTCATCTTCAAACTTGTTTATGGCATCCATACTCCATTCCCGGATTATTTCATTGTTGGGATATTTAGCCAGCCTATCCCTAGCCTCTATAAAAAATGCATCGTATTGTTTTTGTCTTCTGAAGTTTTTTCTTATTGGGTAGTATCCCCACTTATCAATTGAATAAATCTTAGCGTTTGGGAGGGATCTGCACAAAATTTCGCTGTATTTACCCTCAAGTACCCCAATTTCTGCGCCTTTGGTGAAACCGAGTTCTCCAAAGAGTTTAGGAAGGTCTACCAACCTATCGCAGTTAATGTGAAATGGGGACTTTTTGGTTAGGTCAATTTTGTATTTTTCAATAATGTAATTTAGAGTATCAAGCATACAAATCTTCCTCCCAATTTATAGGCCATCCGGGCATCGGACTATACTTTTTAACAAGATTTACAAAAAATTCCTTGTGTTCATTGGCCCAGAAATTATAGGCGTATCTATAACAACTACGGTTTTCTTCTTTTCCCATAAAATACATCCTGCCGTACTTAGAACCTTTATGCAAATGTGCGTACCAAGTATTCTTGTTTACAATAACCCTTCCACCATTAAGCCATGTTTTAAAAGAAATTTCCTCAGCCTCTTGCCCGAAACCTGTGTATCCCTCAACTTGCATAAGACCCATTTTGTCGTAGTGACTCCTATGCATTATCCAAATACTTCCCTGCATGGTAATTATGTCATCAATTAAAACATCCTTCCTAGCCAGTGTTCTCTCATCCCATTTAAACCCGTGGAATGCCCTAGGATCAAATTGTTTTGGGTACATGAGATATTCGTAATCAATGGGGGGTCTCGTGTCGCTCTGATCCTGTAAACACCAATTCTCGGCATCTAAACGATGCCTTCTAGGAACGGCCACCCAATCCTCCTCCAAATCCTTTTTTAGAACTTCGTCAAACCCCGGAGCTACCATGCAATGAGCGTCCAAAGACATAACAAATTCCCCGGTAGAAAGCTCTCTAATGGCCTTATTTATACCGTGTCTTTTTTGCGCTGATTTTACTTTTGGAAGTCTTATATAGGTAACTCTTGGGTCAATAACAATTTCTTCTACCGGAGGTTCGTAACCATCTAAAATGGGAAATACTTCTATATCCCCGGATGCGTTTTTTAACACATCTTGTATGGTTTTTTGCAGAAAAATCTCATTTCTTGATGGAATTACGATGGAAAGTTTGCCATTCATGCATAAATCGTATCAATTTCGTTAGTTGTTGTCTACTATCTCTGCGTTACCCACCATGTCCATCGGTTTAATATCCGCTATAACGGTCTTAACCTCAACCCCCAAGAATACCCTGTCTTTTTCATCAACAAACTTACTCTGAACAACGTATTGCGTTTCTTGGTTAAATGCGGGTACTTTAGCATAGACTAAAGGTTTGTAATTTGTAAATAAAGCACTATCTGTTTTTAACTCTCCGTTAACCACGGCTGCGTAGAGATTGTTTGGCATATGTACTTATTATACTCTTTGTTTAGCATCTTAATAACTCTTTTGTGGGGGGATTCCCCCCCGCCCCCTAAAGAGCTTTTCTAAGAAGGCGGCCCGAGATGCTGATGCTCGCGCTCGACGACGCGTTAACCAGACCCCAGAAGAACAACCCCGCACCCGCCCCGTAGTACCAAGTCCCGCCGAAAAAGGCAATTCTTTGCCCTACATCCTGATAATAATAATCACTGTAATATGTCGTAGTACCCCCGCCAACTGTAATAGGTAGGTTAGCATAGGGATTGTTAGCATCCCAGCCTAATTCAATTGGGTATCCGTTGGTATTTCCGTCTACATAACCTAGTTGCACATAAGGGGAAGCAAATAAATTAGAAGCGTAGTTCGCGGCGTTTGCACATACCCACGCTTGTCTATCTGTTATATTTAGCCCGTCAACAAACTGCCAAACTGAACCGAAAGGATTTTCAATTCCACGATACATTGCGGGATGTTTGGAATCACTATTAGAAACAGGTGAACCTGATTTTGCTGTAATAGATGAACTAAACCCAGATTTCCATCCAGATGACCAAACAATGTTTCCAATTGCGATATTAACTGCTGCACCGTCAAACGAGATAGCTTTATTAGAGGCATCGTAAACATCAATACTGGTAATTGTTCTTCCGTAAAATACCTGAATACCACCTAAAGACGTACCTACTGAAATTGCCTGTCCGACTACGAAGGTAGCGGCGACGGCATTAGTAACAATTATTCTATTTACTGCGGTCTCGGCAACTGTAGCGGTATCTGTAGCCACATATTCCCCTCCTGTATAGCCTGCAAAAATACTCTGTGGATTTAATGTAGCAAATTCTATTATAAATAAGGTTTGTAGAATATCTACCGCATGAATGTCTAACTGTTGGTAAGCATTTCCATTGGCTTGGGCGTAAGTTCTGAAGTTAACAATAGTTTTATTTATTAAAGGATAAGTACCCGAAAGAGATTCCAATTTATTTGCACCACTAAGTGAGGCGTTATACTTGCCAATGTCGATGTAGGAAAGTTCTGTGCTAGTGGTAAAATCCCAGAAACACTGAGGAAGATAAGCCCCCGTAAACATATCTTTGGATACTTGCCAAGTCTTAAAGCCAGTTCCATCGGTCTTTTTAATATAAAACTTGGGGATACGCATAAAAACATTACCTAGGCTATCGGTTACTTGGGTAATATCTTTGTATATTTCAGCGTTATCAAAGTCGTTTCTAACAACAGTTGTATCTACCCCAGCGTTAGCCACCATACCAACAGCACTGTCGGTACGAGTTAAAGTAGGAGATGACCCTTTATTCCAAGAAACACCGTAGACTTTGGCCGACTGATTGTCGAATAGAAGAAGTTTTCTTCGTGATGGAATCATGTGCTTTAATTCCTTTCAATATACATTACAACGGTGAATTTCTGCCCATCGGCAGAAGTGAATGCGTCTAAAGTCTCTAAAACAAAGTATAGAGATGTCGTAGAAGAAGCGCAAACAAAGGGTTTTCTAAGAGTTTCGTTAACAGTTCTGCTCATATCAGAATTGGTTGTATCGGCGGCGGTACTCATAGCATCTAAATCTATGAAACCCACTCTTTTTGAAGAATCGCTGTACTTGTCTTTCCAGTTAGCACCATCAGCGGATAACGTGGGGTCAGAAGAACTGAATAAATGTATCCTGAAACGAGGTGTAATACTCTTTTTATTGGTAATGATTCTAATACCTGTGATATACCCGGAACCTCCGGCTATTCTGGAAACTCCTGCCATCTCAACCACACCTCCGGCAGAAGGAAGCACTGCGTCGTTGGCATCATACGCCAATATGCCGGCAGTACGAGAAAATTCAACGGAAACCTTAGCAGTTATACCGCCTACTTCCCCTATATGTAATTCACTAGATGCTGGAACACTTGTAATCTGCGAAGAAGAACTTATCTCTACAGGCACTACTTCGTGGTCGGTGTGTTCATATAAAACCGGTATGCTATTTATTGCTCTTGCTGTTTCCATTTAAAAACCTTTCAAAACTAAATACTAGGGGAAGCCGAAGCCGATGGGCTAGAAGACGGGCTACCCGATGGAGAATTACTTGGACTATTCGAACTTGAAGGACTTGCGCTGTCTGAAGGACTATAACTTGGTGAGTTACTTGGGCTTCTCGAACTACTTGGACTTAAAGAAGGCGAGTTTGAACTACTAGGACTTGCAGAATGACTTGGGCTTGCTGAAGGACTATTTGAAGGACTGTTCGAACTACTCGGACTCGCCGAAGGAGAGTTACTGGTACTACCAGAACTGCTCGGACTAACGGAAGTACTAGGTGATAGCGAAGGGCTGTTAGAGGGGCTATTTGAATAGCTAGGGCTACTAGACGGAGAGTTAGAACTACTCGGACTTACCGAACGTGACGGACTCAAGCTGGGGCTGCTGGAAGTACTAGGGCTTGTTGAATTGCTTGGACTTAAAGAAGGAGAGTTAGAATGGCTTGGTGAGCTAGAAGGTGACACTGATGTGCTTGGACTCAACGATGCCGAAGGACTAAGCGAGGGCGAGCCGGAAGGAGAACTTGAAGAGCTATTTGAAGATGAAGGACTTGAAGAAGGACTTGGGCTATTAGCCGAAGAAACATCGTTCCATGAAGCCTTGGTTTCTGTACCACGGTTTATATAACGTCCTTCATTTGACGCGTCTTTTTTAGTAAATATTGCACCTTTTTTAAATCCGGAAAATCCTACCGGAACTGTTAGACCTGCGGCCATAACAATTCTTCCTAAAGAGTCTTTTACTATAATTTCATTGGTAATATAAGGAGCAAGAGCCGTTAAGAAGTTAGCTTCTCTCGTAGTTCTCTTTCCAGAAGGAATAGCCAAAATTCTATCCATTTCGTTTTGTACTGCTGGCCTCAAATCTGTTTTTGTTTTAAAAGTAGACATAATTTTATATATTCCTTCGGATAACCCGGATCCTTTTTAAGGGATCCGGGCCTAAATTTCTTTACTAAGCTTTCAAGAGAGCAACACCTAAAGCTTTTCGTCTCTCATCTGGTACTTTAGCACCATAGACGTAAAGTTGCTTTATTCTTTGACCAAAGTTCTTGATAGCATCTTCCACTCCATTTTCAGTCAAACCCATTGCAAACGTAATGGCTGAAATATGGCCATACATTACATAGTAACCGTCATCATTATCACCACTGATTCTTGCGTTGGATACTTCGAAGATATTAAATCCAGCAAACTTTGCGGGTAATCTTCCGTTTTGTACGTCTGTTCTTCCACCTTCGGAACCAACACCAACGTATTCGGGAGCTTGTCTAAGTAATGCGGCTAACTTTGCAGGAAGCACGACCCATCTATCCTCTTCTGGAACTTCTGCATTTGTTAGTCTTGTCTGCATTTCCATGAAGTAAGAGAATATTGTGGACTTAGTTACTGTGATAGCAGTATTGGCTTGAATCTCAAATGTAGCGGTTGCGGCAATAACAGCACCAGTGTAGTCGGAAGTTAAGTCATCGCTGTCATCTTCAATCACAATTTCAGTACCGGAAGTATAAGTCTTAACTCTGTACCAAACATCGTGTCCATCGGCCTTGAAGGGTTTACCTTCCATAGCTTTTGTAAAGACGGTATTTGAACCTGTTACAACACCTTCTGCACTAATTGCAACGGTTCCAGTTGTGTAAGAAGTACCAATCCAGTTACCAGCACCAGCATCAACATATAAACCAAGAACATAGATATCAATCACTTTCTTTACCTCTGCGGCAACTTGTTTAGCAATTGGGTTCTCTGGATTCTTGATGTAGGATCTAAATTTATCCCATGACTTAACAGTGAAGTAGACATACTTTGCTTGGTCGGTCTTCAGTTGAGCATTGCTCTCAGTGATGTCGTCGGCGGTCATGTCTGCACCGGTGTAATTATGGGTCTCTATTGCTCCAAGGGTCATGATGTTCAAAATAGAGGTTTTATTCTCTATCTGTCCTTCATAATCCGTATTCGTAATGCTAGGAGCTACAGCAGTACGGTAGAAAATAGGCAATGCTTCTAAAGCGAAAGCCTCGGCTAGTTTTATAGGATATGTGTTCATATCGGTTTTCCTTTCAAACTAAATAAATAAATTACTTGCTTGAGTGAGCGATCCCGATATGAACTGGGGTTAGCGTTTTTAAACTCTGTATATATGATGAATATTTTTTATGGGAATGTCAAGGGGTCTAGTCAATAACGACTTTAAACTTTCCGGCTTGTACCATTTCTAGGTATTTCTTAGGGTTCTTTTGTCTCATAACACGGGCATCATCTTGATTTAATTCAACAGGTTTTGCAGGCCCGTTTTTTGATCCTCCGCCACGCGGTAGTAAAAGGTTTCTATTTTTATTTTCTTCCGGAAGTTTGAATAAAAACCCTGCAACCAATAAGTTAAAGTCTGCATTTATGTGGGTTTTCTTTGAGCAATATTTTACAAAATCTTCTTCGTGTCCCGCTAAGGATGGGTAGTCCTGTAAAGTAGTTTCATCTGCGGCAAATTCTTCTACTTTGTCTTGCCATATCTTCATATTTTTTTCATCAGCTACTAGGTTTGTAAGCAGTGCGTCTTTTTTCTCGCTTTTAAAAGTCTTTTTAAGCATGTTTTGAGAGAATGTATCAAGTTCGTCATATTCAGCACCCATTTTTGTGGCGTATTCCTTCAGTTCCTCTATAGTGGGTTCCGGGATATTATTAGCCTCTTCAATTGTTTCTAGGATCTTTTTATTCTTGGAATTTAAAACCATTGCCTCTTGCCCGGATTCTCTAGCTCTAACTTCCGGTGAAGGTAATTCTTGTTTAACAGGTTTTTTAATTTCTGGTTTTGTGGGAGTTTCATCTTCTTCTTCTGGTACTACGACAGGTGTTTCCTCGTCGGTTACTTCTAAAGTTCCGGCATCTTCAAAACCTTCCGCATGTTCTTCTTCTACCGCCTCACCAGCTTCTTTTTCTTTTTCCTTATCAATCTCTTCTTGGAGATTTTCTGGAAGTTCCGCGTCAATTGCGGCCACCTTATCCTTAACTTCATTGGGAGTAACTTGATTTGTAATTTTAGTTCCTTCTTTTTTTGCCATAATTTGCCTTAAACAGTCCCGGCAAATCCGGGGTTAGTAGCTATCTAGCGTTTAGCATATCAGCTATTTCTCTTTTAGTCATTTCTTCTGTAAATTCTAAATTTACATCCTTGGCCATTTGCCTTAATACATCTAATTTATAATCGTTTGGGTTTATTATCTTTTTTTCGTCAGTAACTACCTCTCCTACTTCAACTTTAGGTTCGGGTTGTCCTGCTATCTTACCCGATAAAACTTCAGAGAAAGAATCCTTTTGGTCCTTAGTTAAGTACCCCTGTAAGGCTTTTAAATATCTAACTTCTATTTCTGTGAGGTCTTTCGCTTCTTTTCCCAAAACCTCTGTCAAATGATCTTGTGTTATTTGTGGTAATTTAGTAAAACTTAACATATATATTTAAATTATGATAACAATTTGATACTTTGTCAATTATTTAACCTTTTTTGACGCTTTTTTAACCATTTTTGTCATTTCACCCTTCTTTTTCATCGCATCTTCCCTGTGAGCCATGCTACCTATCGCATTCTTGCGACTTACAGACGTACCCACTACCTGTTTTGTTGCAGTATTGACAATTTTCCAAGGTCTTTTATCACCCTTTTTCTTTGATTTCCTAATATCGTACGGCATTATTTTTTACCCCACCTTCCGCGATGGATTTCTCAAAAGCCTTTCTAGCTTTTATAGGTGTTTCTAAGAATGCTTGCCAAACGGTGTAGTTTTTAAGTCTTGCTTTTAGTTTGGAGTTCTTATCTTGTGAATCCGGGGTATCCGGGGTATCACAAAGCTCCAAGGTAACACTGACAATCATTTCTTTTACATGTTCTAAAAACTCTTCCGGCGATATTGGGTTACTGGAACTGCCTGCTTTATCATAGGCCCGTTTTTCTTCGGGTCTTAAATCCTCATATTTTAAATTTTCTCTCTCTAATACTGCATCAAAAGGATTAACCATTCATGCCTCCTATATCCGGAACTTGTGGAATTGCACTAGCGCCTGCATTTGCCGGAACATTTGCATTCATGTCTGTTGGGGCCGGTTGCCCATTAGCGCTAGGCTGTCCGGGTTGGGCTACTGGAAGCCCGGTAGTCGGGTCGATAGTTGGCATTGTTGCTTTGTTTTGCTTATCAAACTCTTCCACCTGCGCTATTTCATCCGGAGTCATCTTTGAAAGTCTCATTAGTTTTTTATGGTAAATGTCCAGTAAAGGAACATTGTTAGGCATTTCTGTTTTTAAAACCTGTAAAGGTTGAATTGTCTCCACGTCCTCCGCTTGTTGATCCACCACCATTTGTATTTCGGTTACATACCCCTCTTTTGATCTCCAGTCATTTGGCCCAACAATTCTTTGGTAGTACTTGAGTCCTAAACGGCCTTTTCTTGTGATCTTCATTGGTGTGATTAAATCTCCGGCGGCTTCCAGCATCTTTGTGTATTTAAGTCCCAAGTCCTTCCAGTCTTCGATGTAAAACACTTTTTGCATCATTATTCTTTTTTGTGCGTTATCTAGTGCCATTTGAATGTCTCCAAGTGTTACGTTAGTGGTTGTTTCTCCGCCTGCCGTATTTGTTGCGGCGGTAGCCTTTTGTGCCATCTCAATTAAGAAAGTCATCTCTTCTAGGGTTCCACTTAAATTGCCTGTTTCCACATCCTTGATGATCTTGTTTGGATCTCCGGGTACTGGAAAGTGCGCCCAAGGCTGTGGCTGGAAAGTCTGTGGTACAAAGGATTTATTCGTAGAATCGTAGTATTTCATTGAGAAGTTTTGCAAAGTTCTGTTTTCTACGAGCTGACTTATCCACACGTTAAGCACATTGTTGATAGGTCTAACAATGTCTACTACGCCGTCACTCCAAAAGTCTGTAGCTTCGGGATCGCTAGCCCATGAGGTATAAGGATAATGGCTTCTCCAAAAGTTATCCTCTGTTTTTCCTATTAGATCCTCTAAGGATATTTTGTGGAGTTTGAACATTCCTGCATTGGTTACTGCAATGACGTATCTGAATAAAATAGAATCTTTTAATGTTTCGTCGTATTCAAATCTAAAGGCTTGATGTAATTCTATGTACGTCTTACCTAAAACCGGGTCAAGTACATTTTCTACTCCCATTAGTTTAAGTCTTTCTGATTTCTGGGATGCTTTTTGAAAGTTATTGTCCGCTTCCATTTTACCTTCTGGGGAATCTTCATCAAAACTTACCTTCAATCGTTTGACTTCTTTTTCGTCATACTCTTTTGTGCGGATAATCTCTTCTAAAGGCGTCCATATACCGCACTCTACCAAGTCCGGGGCGCTGTCAATGTCTGTGGGGTCTACTAGGCGGGATACTAGCATGTCTTGAGGATCCGCAAGGGATACCACAACGCGTCCTTTTTCAATGTTTAACTTCTTAAAGGCACGGCCGTACATGGCGTTTTGCTTCTTGTCTACAAAGTCCTTTACAACAAGTTTATTGCGTCGGAATACTTCTTTCCAATGTTCGTTATAGAAAAGTTCTTTTTGAGTATCGTTGTCAAGGTTTGCAAAATGAAGTTGTGGCGGGTCCGTCATTTCTTTAAGCAAACTATTTAAAACATATTTGACTAGTGGAATGTTGACTGTTTGGCGTTGCGTTAGACGGTTAATAATTACCTTATCTCGCGATAGTGCATAATTTTCTAACCAATCCCCATGTCTGGGTTTGCGATAGTCGATAGCGTCGCTTTCGACGTTTTCTAGTACCCTTAGTTCTGGATCTGATATCGCTAGTGCTAGTGTGATGTTTTCGTCCATATATTAAAATATTAACCTTGTTTAACTATCTTTGCAATCCAAAAGGGATACCCGCATAACCTTCTATTCCTCCCCACTGATTATTTATGCCCATTTCTTGCAACTTCTCTGAATCCGGGACGTTGTACTCCGGCTGTGGGTCCATGTCTATAAACTTGCGCGATAGTCCATACCTTACGGCCGACATTGCGTGATCGTTTATTCCTACCGGGTCATTGAGCGACTTTCCGGTCCTTGGGTCTACCGCCCATAGATAGTTTCTATACTCTTTGATGATATTCAATGAGCGTGCGGTTACTGATATGTGTTGATCTTGCACAAACTGAATACCTTGGGCGACACTGCCGGGACCTTTAAGAGTGCCAAGGATCGTAAACCCGGTATTTTGAAAGTAGCCATTGATTTCATCGATACTTTTAGGCTCGGCACTATCGGCAATAACAAGCGTTGGATGCGACGCAAGATAATTGTCAGCAATAACCCGGTTACTCATGCCCTTTTGATAAAACAGTTCGTCAAGGATGTACCCGCCATTGTAGTAGTAGATATACACGGCGGCGCTAGGGTCGTTTGTATAGCCAAAATCAAGCCCAGAATCTTCTAGGCGTGCTTCGCTAGGTAAGTCCGGGATAATCTCCCATCCTTTGAAAATAAGTCCTGTAGCCTCGCCTAGCATGCCTAAACCATATACTTTCCACCAATTCGCCTTACTTGGGTTTTTCGAGTGTTGTTCAAATGCCTCTATTTCCCCTAGCGATAGTGCTTCGTTATCTTTATACGTTAAAGTTAAAAAGTCATGATCCGTATAAGCGGCGACATCTGTATACCACCAAAACTCAGCAACCGGGTTCCAGTCAAGCCACACAATCCTGCGGGTACGAATTTCTAGCTGGGTATATGTTTCAAGGGGTATATTGTTTGCCTCATTAACAAACAAAACATCCCGACGAGGCCCGTGTACCTTATCCGACTCTTCTACTCCAAAGAATTCCATAATGGTGCCGGTCTCTTTAAACATGTATATGCAGTTTGTGGCGTTCCACTGTTTTTCTACAAACATATTTTGAGCTTTGAGTATCGCTAGAAAGTCACGCATAGCACCCCGGCGAAGGTGTGGCATTGATTCGGATACTACGGATACAACCTCATTCTTGTGATTTTGAGCATAATCAATTAGCCACATAAGGATGGATATAGTTTTGGAGGCGGAAGAACCACCGGAAACAGCCCGGATACGCTTTTGCATTTTGGCAATCTTTTTTAATGCGGTAGTGGTTGTAAATATCATGGTTAAACCCTAGTCATCATCTTTTTCTGATAGGTCGTTCTTCTTTGACATACCTCCAAGCAGGGATACTGGTTTCCCGCCGGACGTTACATCTATGTTTTGCTGGTCTGTAAAGTGGTGATTGTTCTTCAATAAGAAAATACCGCCCGCACCGTGTTGCTTTGTATCTGCATATATTCCTTGCTGAAGCATTGTTGCTTGTGCCGCCATTAGTTTTTTTATAGCACCGAGAAATTTTACATGTTTCTTGCCCCAATTACCCAATGTATCTTCATCAACATCCAGTAGGTACGCTATTTCTTGTATAACAGGAAGTGTGTTTGTTTTCTGCATTCTTAGAATATAATCCTCAACAAATTTAACTTTATCTGATGAATATTTAGTGGGTCGTCCTGCACTCATGTATTTATTATACATTTTTGAGCAGAAAATCAAACTCAACACAAAAAGCATTGATTTAGCAATGAAAAGACCCTATTGACAACGTAAGCGGGTTACGTTAAACTGTCTTTAGTTACTTATTTATCGCACATTAAAAATTAAACACGGCAGAAAGAAATTAAAATGACAACTCACGCATTAACAGCAAAAGCAATTAGAGAAGAATTGAAAAGATACTTTCCGGGAACTAAATTCCAAGTCACAAGCAGATCGTTTTCAATGGGTGACGATGTAAGCATTGGATGGTTAAATGGCCCAACAACAGAAGCGGTAGAAAAGATAACAGATAAATACCAAGAGGGTAATTTTAACGGAATGGAAGATATTTACGAGTATGACAATCGCCGAGAAGATATTCCACAAGTTAAATATGTAATGACCAGCAGAAGCATTTCCCCGGAAATACTGGAAAATACAGCCAAAGAAATAGCTAAAAGATTTGGATTTGACGGAAATGACGAACATGCATGGATACACACATTAGGCGATTGGAAACAACAAGCAGTCTATAAAGAGTTAAGAAGTAAATCTCTATAAAATAAAAACGATTCGCCGTGTTTTCGTTTTTGTTGATTGACCTTGGACATATAAAGTAATTTATATGTCCCGGTTAGTTTATAAATTTATTTAGGAGAAAAAATGCAAACACAACACAGTTTAAGTTGCACTAGAGTTTTCAAAAAATATGATAGTTCTTGCCCAAGGTGCAAGGAATTGATAGCAGGGGCCAAACCTAGAGATGGCTGGCAAAAGCAGTATTTCGCCAATAAAGAGCGAGACGAAAAGATATGGCACGCACATTTAGAATCACAGCATTGTAATCATGGATCAGAAAACCTAAATCCCGGTGGTTACTGCAATATTTGTGGCAAAGGTACTGATTTTTCATAATTAAGGGAGGTGATTTTGTGGTAGATAAAATTAAAAAATCTGTTTCCGATTATATGAAAAAAATCGGAAGCTTAGGTGGTAAAAAATCTAAAAGAAAACTAACACCAAACCAAGCGATAGCCATGGTTGAAAAAAGAGAGGAAAACAAACTCAAAGACAGGTAAAATAATATAAGGATCCGGAGACAATGGCCAAACCTCGTAGTGTATCAAGTTAATCCTACTAAAGAGGGAGAAACGGGATACTATGGCTAAATTGTCTCCGGATCTTTATTTTGAACCACTTCCACTTTTACCGGTTCATCACTCATAGCAAGGCGTAGTATTGATTCTCCGGACTTAATCCTTTTATCTTTTATAGCCTGCATGTATATATTCATTTCATGCTCCATTGAATGCCTTTTGTTTCTATCTGCTTTTTCATAAGCGCGCATCAATGCTTTCTCCGAATAAATAGGGTTGCCGAAAAATCTAACAGCTCCAAACTTTTTTATTCTTTTGCGAATTTTTACGTTTAAACTCATTCTAGTGCTAAAACTTTTTTAAGTTTCGCATCATAAACTTCCTGCCCCTTTTTTGCTATCTCTAGGCATCGCTCACGGCTCAAGTCGGTGATAATAATACAACTATCCGGATAAGTGCCAACCGTGGCTATAACGTCATCGTCGGCCATGTAGAGGGCCACTTCGTTCATAATATAAACTGTTCCGACTTTGATTAAATCCTCTTCAAGGATTTCCGGATGTTCTTCTATAAATTTAGGGTTGAATGCATCAATGGGTTTAAGAAAATACAAAAGTGCAGGTTCTATATTCGTGAGCATATTGCTAGTATAACACCTTGCCGTCAAGCAATAATGCTATAAATTCCTCCAAAATATCAACTTTATACTCTGATTTTAAGAATTCGATGCCATATAAGAGAAACAACGTCCCGAAACTTCTATCGAAACCACTACCGCTATATCTACCGTCTCCCCAAACGGCAGGTTGTTCTAATTTATCAAACAGTCCCCCCTCCCTATCGCAAGCTTGATAAATTCTTTCCCGGTCTGCTTCATTTGCTCCAACATAAAAGTTATGGGCCTTTTCTAATTTTTTAATATTTCCAATAAGTTCGTCAAACATAAAATCCTTTCATAAATAAATAATTATTTTTTTTATTTTTCCAATAAAACAAGAATTGAAGTCCTATTACTATAGGACACCTCCCAAACGTGTCTCAAAAAACGTGTCTCACTTACGTGTTGAGACATGAGACACGTTTATTTCTTGTTGACATCTTTTGTTGCGACACGTTTGCGACAGCTTTTTGACTTTAGGGCGCCACAACAACATAAAACACTAGTTGTCTCAAACGTGTCTCAATCAAATTTCGTTGCGACACGTTTTTATCCTATAGTTCACATTTTTTGGCAAAACGTGACAACCAAGCCCTGCGACGCTTGAGACACGTTTTTTCGCCTCTTTTTACCGACTATAGGGTGTTTTTAAAGTACTTCCCCGTTAAAAATTGAGTTTGGATCTTGGGAAATTTCTTCCAAACTTTCCTCATATCCTTTAATTGTTGAGAACAATTTTCGGCTTTTATTTTTAGGATCCGGTCTTCCGGAAATGATTTTTTTCTCCTTTAGCATGTCGAGCGCGCGAACGATTGATGCTTTTGTTTCTCCGGAGGCTAAACCATTCTCTATAATATCTTGGCGGGAGGCTGGTTCATTTTCCTTTAAGAAGAGCAAAACAAAATCGGCCGCCTTATCTACCGCCGCTACTTCATCCGTTGCTTCCCCTAAGTATTTAAGGGCTGTGACTATCGTTTTATTGTGATCGGCCACGTCATAGGTTGTTTCCATCTTTAACTTGAATTTTGGGAGTTTTTCCGCATCTCCCACTTTTGTTTGTTCTATCGTGAATTCCCCTTTAGACTTGAAAAGGGCCTCTGTACGAAACCCCACGATGATTTGGGCTGTTATATTGGTAGAACCGCGAACTCTTTGGCTAGCGGTGCGTGGAGTGCCTTGTTGGGGTTTATTTTCATGATGTAGAACAAGGATTGATATACCGGGGAAGAGTTGACGAAAGCCGTCAAAGAAGCGCTGGGTATCCCCGGCGGCATTTTCATTACCAACCATCACATCCGTGAATGAGTCAATAATGATTAAACCGATGTCGTACTTCTTAACTTTTCTGGCTACCGATTTAACAAACTGTGAAAATCCGTCCGTTTCTTTTTCGTCGCTTACTTCAAAAAACTGTGGGTACTCAATCCAAAACATGTGTTCCCCGGACATTCCAAGGCCCTTCATACGAGACTGCGTGCGGCGCTTTGTATTTTCTTTATCAATGAATAGGACGTTAGTTTGTTTTTTTACGTCAAACTTGCCAAGCCAAGGTCTACCGGTTGTAACAGCTTCAGCTAGCGTTAGTGTAAGGAAGGATTTACCCGTGGCTTCTGCCCCTACAAAGAACGTGAAACCCTCGACGGGAAGAACACGATCAATTAACCATTCTTCTTTAGGGATATCGCGTTTAACAAGATCACAACCTTCAACAAATGCAAATTGCTCTGGCTCGTTGGCGATTAGCCATTCTTCGTAGGTTTGGGGCTTTAAGGAAGTGAATTCCTTTTTAACATGACCGGCGGAGAAAAATTCGCAAATGTCTTTAGCAAAGGGCGGGAGGGTTATTACCTTTGTATAGGGTAGAAATTCCAAGACTTTGGTGATTCCTTTTAACCCGGCATCATCGTTGTCATAGCAAATATAAAGGTTTTTATCCTTGAGCTTTTTTGCAAACTTCTTGTCAAACTTTTCTGCGCCGGAGGTAACAGAAATGGCGGCAATACCTTCTTGATTGAGCTTTATTGCATCCATCTCACCTTCTGTAAGGACTAGCGTTTTTGTGTTTGCGTATTTGGAGAGATTAAAAATAGTAGCCTTGGATCCGGGATCGTTTATATATTTTGCTGATTCGGCATCGTCTGGGTCGAAGTTTAGGTTTCTACGTTTGTACCACAAGACCCCGTCTTCATTTACTGGTATATTTAGGAATTTATCGTCCCAAGTAATTCCTATAGACTTTGCAAACTCTTCTGTTATGCCGTGCTGGGCAAGGTATTCTGGGCCAGTCATAAAAACTTCTCCTTTACAATTTCTAAAGATTTAATAAACGAACAGTTTTCTTTTTGCATGATAAAGTGGTAGCCATCTCCAGTAGCCCCACAGGAAAAACAATAATAGGTTCCGGTTTCCGGATACAGGGCCATGGAAGGACGGGATTCGTTGTGGAAAGCGCAAAGAGCAAGTAAATTCCTGCCCGTTTTTCTTATGGAGTTGCCTGTATATTCTTGGTATATCTTTTCTATATTGGCTACAGGAGGCTTTTCATTATAGGTAGGGACGATTATTTTTAGTGGTTTTTTTGTATAGGGATTTAGCATTTAAAATCTCCAACCGCGCGCTACTCTTAAAGCGTATGTAATATCGCATTCACGATTTACAGATAGTTTTTGGTTGTCAGAACAACAATGAAGTCTGTCCATGTTTCCGTTGAAGACCAAACCTATTTTACGGCAATGGTTACATCTTACAAACCAGTGAAAATTATCCCAGCCACCTTCCGCAAACCAAACGGTAGCGGAATCGGTTGTCCTGCCCCAACTCTTTTCGTCCAAAAAGTTTTCAAAAAAGATGAATACATTTTTATGAGTAGCTTCTGCCAGTCTCCGTGCTTTTTCATTCTCTTCGTTTGTTGGGGTTTCTCCTTTTATTTCTATGAAGCAATTAAGAGAAGGCATCCAAAAGTCCGGCAGATAACAAACACCGTCTAAATTGTAACCCTCTTTTTCGTATTCAAATGGAATATTTAGTTGCTCAAAAAAGACCGCCCATCTTGCCTCTGTTCTCGATCTAAAATTATAACCATTGTATTTTGTGGGTAGTATCTGGTACATGGAAACAATATAAACCTTGCAATAATAAAAGTCAACAGCCTCTAACAACTATTGACATCTATCAACGACTAGCGTATATTAAGAAATATGGACGAACAAAAACAACAGGAATTTATAGATTTAGAGGCCGTTTCCAAGTATTTGGGGGTCTCCATTTCTACAGTTTATAGATATATTCATTCAAAAGAAAACCCACTTCCTTCTATAAAAATCTCAAAGGGAGTTTTAAGAGTTAACAAACAAGAGTTAGAAGGTTGGGTTTTAAAGTTTCGTGTAAAGAATTTAGAGGAAAAAAATTAAATGAACAAAACTGCCGTATTACTGTCAATAGAATTTTTACTTTTCATATTCGGGGTAGCCCTTATTGGAGATGTTTTAATGCAAGCAAGTTTTTATATTGCACACGCTCAGCCGACTGTAATTAAGGGGACATATAAAGAGCCTACAAATGTCCAGCCGGAAAAAAGAGAATGGGCCGGGAAAGCTTCTTATTATTCAGAAGCCGGATGTGTTGGGTGTAGTGAAAGCCTTACAATGGCAAACGGTAAAAGGTTTACCGACGAAGGAATGACTGTAGCTTTTAATAGGTTGCCACTGGGGACATTTGTGGAGGTCACAAACGCCGCTAACAAAAAGGCGGTAACTGTCGAAGTTACAGACCGGGGAGGTTTTGAGTCACTTGGAAGAATTATTGATTTGTCTAAAGGAGTAAAAGAAGTATTAAATTGTTCTGACCTATGTGAGGTCAAAGTAAAGGAGCTTTAAATGGCTAAAAAAGTAAAAATAACTAAAAAGAAAATAGCAGTAGCAGTGGAAAAGTTAGAGAAGTTGGACTACCAAGATAGAGTCACATTTGACTTCTACAACGCGCTCAAGCAAGTAGCCGGGGGGAAAATGATACAGCGACTTAGCTGGAACGCCCCAGAAGTGTTTGGTTTTTTAGTGAATGAAAATTTAAGTCTTCATAAAGAAGACGGGAATATACACAATTGGATCGTAAACCTTGGTGACATGGTTGCGGACGATTGGGTTGTTTTGGGATAAATATGGAAAACGAGTTGCCAATAACAAATGGATATTTGCCGGACGATCAACAGAGTATTGATAGTATTGCCTTGGATAGTCAAGAAACTGTTTATAGAGAAGCCTTTGGGATTCAAAAAAAGCCAGTATCCCTCGTTACAGGCGGGGCTGGATTTTTAGGTAGCCATGTGGCGGAGCATCTTTTAAAGATGGGGCATAAGGTAATTGTTATTGACAACTTGTCCGGAGGATTTAAAGAAAACGTGCCAACAGGTGCAATATTTCACAAGGTTGATGTAACCAATTATGAATTGCTAAAGCAGATATTTATTGACTACCGCCCAGACTATGTTTTTCATCTAGCGGCCTATGCGGCAGAAGGGCTATCGCATTTTATTAGAAGGTTTAACTACACAAACAACCTTATAGGATCAGTAAACTTGATAAACCTTTCGGTTATATTTAGTGTTCGTAGGTTTATTTTTACATCCAGTATGGCGGTTTACGGAGCAAATCAAACGCCAATGAGGGAAGACATGATACCTGCTCCGGAAGATCCATACGGAATTAGCAAGTATGCGGTAGAGATGGATTTAGCAGTTGCTCATAAGATGTGGGGACTTAACTACACAATATTTAGACCACACAATGTTTATGGGGAAAACCAAAACTACGGGGACAAGTATCGCAATGTTATAGGGATATTTATAAATGAACTTTTACAAGAAAAGCCAATAACTATATTTGGTGACGGGTTGCAAACTAGGGCCTTTTCCTACATAGACGACGTGGCCCCGTACATTGCTAAAAGCTGTGTAATGCCGGAGTGTGAGGGCCAGATAATAAACATCGGCGCGGACAAGCCTTATACAATTCTTGAAATTGCAAAAGAATTAACAAAGTGGCTTAATCCTTGGGCCGGAGTACAACACTTACCCGCAAGGGAAGAAGTTAGAGATGCATTTTGTGATCATTCAAAAGCCACAAGGATTTTTGGGGAGCATGCAACGACAACACTTGAGTATGGAATATCAAGAATGATTGCATGGGTAGGTACAAAAGGTGTGATGGAGCCACAAAAGTTTAAGGGTATTGAGGTTTGGAAGAACATGCCAGAAAGTTGGAGAAAGTTTACTCAAGATTGAGTATTGAAGTGCCGGGGTTGCCTATTAGTCCGGGCAGTGCTAGTGGGGTCACGGCCCCGGCGCTTGAGTATTTAATTTTTGATAATTGAATGTTTGGAGGATACGTTGGGTTTATTTTTTAGATTTACGCGACATATCCTTTGAGTATTTAATTTGCATTGAAAGAAGGTGATTTAGTTATGCTAGGTGAAAGAAAAGCTAATGTAAAAATCGGAGGTGACTTTGATCCAATTCCTATGGATAAATATACAGTCCAAATTTCCGATGTGAATTATAAGATGTACACAAAGTACCAAAGCACGGAGCAAGAAGAACAGCTAAAATACACGTTCGCTATTCTTGATGATAAACCCTTAAACGAGAAAGGCGAGTCAACAAGGGGGAGGTTGATGTGGAGTCATGTGCGACAGATACTTAACAACAAATCGAATTTCTATAAACTAGCCAAATCAGCTTACGGACGTGACCTAACGACGGAAGAGCAAAGACAGTTAGCCGACAATCCGGAGTTACTTATTGGTAAACAAGTGGACATCATGGTGGAACAGACGGAGAAAGAAGGTATTGTATACAGCAATATCATCTCCTACACCAAAAACACTAAACCACTTCCAACCGTTGAGGTTAAAAGACAGGATCAAACTGTAGTTGAGAAATCAACCGCGCCCGCAATCGCACCAGTAGAAGTGAAGAATACTGGAGTTGCAACATTGGATGATCCTTTTTTGGATGAACTTGAGGGCAAAGAAGAAGTTGAAAAACCCGCCAAGGAAGTCGCAAAGGAGGAAGTCGCCGTCGAAGAAGACGAGGACGATCCAGAAGTATTAGAGGCAAAATTGAAGCTCGCAAGAGCCAAGGCCGCTAAGAAAAAAGCAGGCAAGTAGTCTGCTAGTAGGTGGGCTTACTCGGTAGGCCCACTTATGGAGAATTATTTATTTAATTGGAGGATTAAAATGATAAGAAAAGCAACCAGTGGGGGTATGACTAAAGAGGAGTTTTTAGCATTACCGGATACCCATATATTTAAAGAAAACATAAAAATAATAACACTATTACTTTTTCTGTATCTAAAGAATAGAAGGACGGACACTGTTTCGTTCCCTGTTATTAAAATGGATGAAATATTTGAAAAATACAATGTAACTGTATTTAAAGAGGGGGGCAATTTAGCACTTCAGCTATCTATAAAATAATATGAACTATCGTAATAAACTTTATAAGGGTGAAATAAATTTGGAATTCGATGCCAACAGGCATAGATATACCTACAACGGGGAAGTGGTTCCTTCGGTTACTTCACTTTTGAGTATTATCAATAAGCCAGCACTTGTTAACTGGGCGGCAAATACAGCCGTGGAATGTATTCAAGGCTCTATAAATCCCGGAGTTTCTTATGACGAAATTCAGCTTCACACAATTTTTGAAGCAGGTCGTAAGGCCCATTTTCAAAAGAAAGTCGATGCTGGAAATATTGGATCCCTTGTGCATAAATGGATTGAGCAGTATATAAAAAACGAAAACCCCGCTACTCCTATAAATGAAGGGTTGCGAGAATCCATCGACCACTTTATGAAGTGGGTTGTAAAGTACGACGTGAAGTTTCTCTTAGCGGAACAGGTTGTATACTCCAAGCGTTATAAATTTGCAGGTATGCTTGATTTTATCTGCACTATCGAGGGGAAAATGTATATAGGAGATACAAAAACGTCTAGCGGGATATACAACGAATACTTCCTACAAACTGCGGCTTATCGCTATGCTCGCCATGAAGAGTTCCCGGAAGAAAAGTACGCTGGGCAACTGATTATCAGAATTGGCAAAGATGGGGAATTTGAGTTTGCGGTTGTGCGGGACACTAAAACTTACCAAGATATGTTTAGGGCCTTTTTATCCGCACAAAATCTGTCACAAACTCTGGATTATTTGAAGGAATGGAAGGCGGACAAGGAATGAATAATACAGAACAGAAAATAATAGAAATAGTAAGAAGAAACGAATGTTTCACCCAAGAGTTCTTTGGAATAGATAAAGAAGGAACTGCGAAGGGAGTAAGTTCTACATATAAATATAACTCTAAAATTGTAGAAGAACTCCTAACCCTTATACAAGAGTCTAAGAGAGAGGCTGTTGAAGATTTTTGGAAGTATATAAACAAAGAGGAAGTTAATGTTTCTAAGTTTACACTTGAAGTATACCTAAAGGAGAACTTATGAATACAGAACAGAACAAAGAACTAAATAGAGAAGAAATGGAAATAATAATGTTGGAGTACTATCGCGCACGTTTAGAAAATGACACCGACAAACAAGCAGAAGCAGTTAAAGCCCTATCTCAACTCATATCAACTAGGGAGAGGGAAGCTGTAATAGCTTTTGATGAGTTTCAATGGCAGTGGACTAAAGATAATAAAGCAGTAGCAGACAATAATGTTAGAGATGAGTTCTTAAAAGAATACAAACTCTCCTCACAATCTACTAATGGAGGGAAGCAAGGTACGGAGTTAGACAAGGGGGGTAAGTGAGCTATATAAAATATGACGAACCCGAAGCAGGGGAATGGGTAAAACCAATAAGGAAAGGCTACAGATTAAAGTGTTGTAAATGTGGACTGGTGCATTTTGTAGACTTTAGGTTAACGAAAAGGAAAAGCGGCGGAAATTTCATTTGGTTTAGGGCATTTTTACACAAACCAACCAAGTCAGAAAAAGAACCGAGGGCGGGATGAGATTATATAACGTCTGGTACAAGGAGTTGTGGTGGTGGATAGTTGAAAACAAAGAGCCGATTGTTGGCGGGTTTACGATTGCCTTGGTAGCATTCCTTGCCTATGTTGATTTCATGAAAAGATAACATGACCTTTGAATTACGCCCGTATCAAAAGCTTGCCGTTGAAAAATTGCTATGGAGCCGGGAGATGGAGGGCGCGGATATTTGCGTCTTACCTACCGGAGCTGGTAAATCCCTCGTGATAGCTGATCTAGCGCATAAACTAGCGCAACCCATCCTTATTATTCAGCCAACAAAGGAAATTTTAGAGCAAAATGTGGAGAAAATGCGGGCGTATGTGGACGATGCGGATATCGGCATTTACTCCGCTTCTATGGGCCGCAAGGATATCTCCACTTACACCTTTGCTACAATCCAATCAATTTACAAAAAGCCGGAATATTTTTCTCATTTTAAATACATAATTATTGACGAGTGCCATCTTGTTAACCCCAAAAACTTGGATGGAATGTTTACTACCTTTTTAGCGGCTATAGGAAACCCTAAAGTCGTCGGCTTGACCGCGACTCCCTATCGCATGGATGTGGTTTACGAGCAGTTGAATGGGTACTTTATCGCGCATACTTGCACTAAACTTATAAACCGCACAAAGGGACGGTTTTGGCATCGCATAGTCTGTTGTGTGAATTTAGGTGACCTTGTTGATGCCGGATACCTACTACCGTTAAAGTATATCGACAAATCTATAATTGAACACGAAGACATTCCCACTAATATCTCTTTATCGGACTTTAGTATGCCGGGGTTTGAGCGAGCAATTTCTACAAAGTGGGATAAAATTGTGGAAGCAATTTACTTTGCACAAGAAATCTCCAAACATGTACTAGTTTTCTGCTCGTCTATCGAACAGGCTACCATGCTACAGCAAGAGTTCGATGGTTCGGCGATAGTTACATCGGAAACGAGTAGAAAAGCCCGTGAAGGGCTAATTTTGGCCTTTAGGGAGGGTAGGGTACAAACTGTGTTTAATGTTGGGGTACTTACAACAGGCTTTGATTTTCCGGAGTTAGACGGCATTGTGCTTATCAGACCAACCAAAAGTATTGGTTTATATTACCAGATGGCTGGCAGGGGAGTTAGAAAAGTGGAAGGTAAGAAAAGTTGTAAAATAATAGACTTGTCCGGAACTGTTAAAAGATTAGGACGTATAGAAACTATAAAAATGGTCAAAAGGGAGATGTGGGAATTAGAATCCGAAACCTGTTCTAACTGGCACAACCGTACCTTGTATAGTTATAAGGTAGATAAAAGATAGAACCATTGAAAGATGGAATTTATATGTTAATATTATAATATGATACCCATAGAGAAAAGATCCAAAGACTTAAAATATTATTATAGAAACAGGGAAAAGATTAGTAAAAGGACTTCAGAGCGTTACTTTAAAAACCATGAAAAAAATATAGAGAAAAACAGAATAAATTATTTAGAAAACAGGGAAAAGATACTTGAATACAAAAGAATATGGAGAAGGAACCATAGAGAAGAGTTTAATCGTAAAATTAGAGAAAAAAGAGCCTCCAAAAAAGAATGTGCTAGCGATTATTTGAAAAGGAGGTATGGGATTAGTAAGGAAGAGTATGTTAAGTTATTCAATTCACAAAACGGTGTTTGTGCTATTTGTGGAGAGAGTGAAAAAATGACAGGATCCAAAGGCACTCAAAGACTTGCTGTGGATCATTCTCACAAGAATAATGCTATTCGCGGACTGCTTTGTAGAAGATGTAATGTTTCTTTGGGTCTTTTTAATGACAATATAAAATTGCTGGAGAACGTAATAAATTACTTGAGGAAATATGTCTAAAACAAGCCCCACACAAAGAAGCCTAGCCTTTTTAAGAAAGGAAGGGTATTTATGTAATATAACCGAACACTACAATCCTTTTTCTCATACTCGACAGGATTTATTTAATTTTATAGATGTTTTGGCAATTAAAGAAAACGAGATACTAGCTGTACAGACAACAAGCGCAGTTAATAGTTCCGCACGGGTAAAAAAGATATTGGCTCTCCTTTCTGCTAAAGCATGGCTTGAATCCGGTGGAAAGATAATCGTGCATGGCTGGTCTAAAAAAGGAGCCAAGGACAAACGAAAATTGTGGGCCGTAAACGTGGTAGAAGTTACTTTAGAACATTTTATAGCGTAAGAACCTCCCCTTTGTGTTTTCACGCATCGGGGAGTAAAACATGGGAACCCGGTTCAAGCGATAACTTTAGGTCTAATGACTTTCCAACCACCGGCGTCTAATTGATCCGAAAACTCTTGAATCTTTTTCTTCACCTCCTCATCGGTCTTTCCAACGAATTTTTGGTTGACTTGATGCTTTAATTTGACAGCATCCACACAAGTGAAGTGAACCATTCTTACTATCATTTCTACCTCCTGTAGATTTTAGAACCTAGTCAATCCTGTAGTTAAAGCTGATTCTACCGGTTTCTTTACTGTCCCCTCTTCTTCTCTTGCCGCACCTGTTAAGTGCATAAGCTTGTCTATAAACTTTAGACCAGCAATAGCACCAGCAATAGCAACTACTTTCCAGTTGAATACGTTGTCTGAAAGGTTTGAAATAATAATAGGGATGATAGCTATAACAATAACTCTAAAAAATTCTTTTATTGACTCAATAATAATTTCTTTACTTGGCATAAAAATCACCGCCTTATTTGTTAAGCAACCTATAAATTATAAGCACTTCAAATCTTTCTTAACCAACCCAAAACATTATCATAGTTGTGATACTGAATGTGTGGCCTTGTTCCTACCGGGTAATTTGCATCGAAGGAATGAAAATTCATCCCGTTGGCGTCTACAACAATAGCTATATGGCCATCGGTTCCATTCCAAATTATAATATCTCCATTAACAGGAAATTGAGTAGTATCCCAGTAAACATTTGCTATCTTTTTGAAATACTTACCCCACGCGGGGTTGAATTTAAGCCAAACATTCTTTGCCACATCTGCCGCTAACACCGATTTATCGTAAATACCAAGGCAAATAAAAACATAAAAGTGTGCAAGATCCATGCATTGATTTGGATAAATTTTATCAAAATCTGTATAAATACCTGAAAATAAATCTATAAAGTTTTTAAATGGCATCATATATTATTGTCCTTTCTTAAATTTTCTTATCCCGATGTGGGAAAAATAAATAAACCAAGAAACCAGCGAAAAGAATATGTTTATACCTAAGCTTCTATAAGGGGACAGGTTGTGCGCGTACAAGCCCCCGCCTAAAATAGAAGAAAGGGCCAGCGCCGCATTTATTAAGGCCGCGAGACTAATACCTGAAAACAGTATTGTTAGGGCTTTATTTATTCTTCTTTGTTCCGGGGAGACGACTTTTTCCTCCCTAGTTACCACCAGTAAAAGTGATATGGCGGGAGGTATGGCTATTGTTGCTATCAGTACGTTAGTTATTTCAATCATATCCCTTAAATCCATAATACAATATTACCTTTTATTTAGTGCCTCGTATACCCGTGCGGTTAGTGTTTCTGTAGCTTTGGTGTTCTCTTGTATAGAGGCCCTAAGTTCTACTTGAGTTTTTGTATTTTCCCCAACTATTTGTATCGCTCTATCGCTTAATTCTTTTATTCGGGCATCTTTTTCCTTTATAACCTCTTTTCGATCATTCCAAACAACCAATAGGAAATACAATAGTATTGCCGAAAGGCCTAAGTCTAATAATGCTTTTACTATATCTATAGTTTCCATATTCTAATAATACTCCCTAAATAGTTACATTATTTGCTTCTAATTGATTTTTTACCTCCAATTGTGGGGGATTTAGGGGCGGTATTGGATGTATAGACTAATGAGGACACATTAAAGCCGTTAAAATTAAGAATGTTGGCTATTATGGCTAATAGTAAATTTCCATCATAGTTTTTTCCCATCTGAATAGCGTTTTGCACACCAATTGGAGTACCCACATTAGCTAGTATATTTTGAAGGGTTGGTTTGTCGCCGTTGAAGTTTTGTTGTCTAACTATATCTCTTAGAACTCCTAAAAGAGGAGAAAACTTTCCTTCCGTGAAACTCCAAAATACATCCATCCCTGTGGGTACGCCGTATCCGGATCCTAGTTCTGTTACCTTTCCCTCGGCGTTGGTTGTTTTTTGGGACACGATTCTTGCTATTACAGTTAAATATGACACGAACCCCGGTTTTATCAGTCTAACTTTTTTAACATTAACTGACATGAAGTTGGTAGATGTGGGATCAAAGGCTCCCTTGTTGTCATCTGGCCATAGCGCGGCTCCAATACCTACAATTATTGCCAAATGCGCCCAAACATTTAATAGTCTCTTTACTGAATTGTACTTGTCTTTCCACGACACTCTTGGGTCAAATACATGCGCCGTTAAAAAGTCAATTTGGGACTTTGCAAGCTTGACGGCAAATAACCCTATATTGATGACCTTGGATGCCGGTTCAAACACGCCTATGTTTCCTCTACCGGTCAAGGAGTTTATTAGCAAGTTTTTGCTGGAAAGTACGGCTACATCTGTTAAATCCTCGCCGTCTTTTTCTGCTAGTTTATATTCTAAATTTGCAATATCAACCCTTAACCTTAGTGCTCCTGCACTGTAGACTACGTCGGATGCTTTAAAAAATCTACCTATCACCGGTATTTTGTTTACATCGTTTTGTGGAAAGTTTTCTTCACTAACTTTAATATCCAATCCTATACCACCTTTATTGGTGTAGTACCCTTTAAGGTATTCGTCTTGGGAGTATACCCACGCTCTTGTAGCATCCATTATTGCTTCTCCTCTTTTAGTACCACCTTTTATTGTTTGAGCAATATCGGCAAAAGACTTAGCAAAATCCTTAGCCCATATTTTTTCATATCTGCTGTCAAGCATTGCTCTTACGCCTTGGTTTCCCCATAAAGAGTTATCAAACGTGGTCATTAAGACTCTGGAGTTAGTTAAAATAAAGTTTGCGGCTACCGAGGCATTGTTCACCGTGGCTTTAACAGCGTTGGTTGTAAGAGGATTCATTAGACTTCTTTTACCCGCAGTTGCTTTTAGTGACGCAGTATAGTTTTCTAGTGCTACCTGTGCCGCACCAAATTTAAGACCATTTTCCTTGCTACCCCAAGTCATTTTCTCCATATCGGCTTTTTCCATAGCGTTGGCTACATCAGTTGAAAGGTTGGTAATAGTGTCCATTTCTTCCTGCGTTGGTAGTATTTTGTATTTCTTGGCATATATATCTGACGCTAGTTCACTTAGAACCCGCTCTCCCTCCTTTGGAGAAAATATTCTACCGTTAATCTCTGCTAGTCTTGTCTTGGCCTTTTCAGTTAAAGCTAATTTTTCCTCCTTGGAAAGACCTGTTGCATTCTTGAAAAAATCATACATGGCTTTATCTTGATTTTTTAAAAGTAATTTCTTTTCAAATAATATGTTTAGTTCTTTTCCTGCCTCATCTCCAATAACATCAGAAAAGTATTTTCTAGCTTCAAGGGACGACATGGCTATCAATTTATCCGGGGTTAACCTTCCGCTTCTTATTTCTTCCATCAGTTTATTCTCTGCTTCTTTGGTTAGACAAAATTTCATATCAGCACCTTATCTCCTCTAAAAATTTCTGAAAAGACTTCTTGGTCGGTTTGTTGACTTCAAATACCTTCTTTAGTTCTTTTTTATCGGCTTCCTTCGCTTTTTCTGGGGTTTTTCCACCGGACTTTGATTTGGCTATTTTTTCTCTGACTTTTATATATTCTTGTATATTATCAGAAGCTATCTTTATAGGGGAATATGGATTTATTTGAGACAGTATTTGCATTCTCTGGCCTCCTGCTGTTGCCATATAAGTAGCCACTTTGGTTATCAGTTTAGGATCTCCTATTTTGTTATTTATCATGGCTACAAAAATGGATTCCGGGGTTAGACCTTTAGGTGTTGGTATTTCCCCTGTGATAGCTTTTACTGCTCTTTCGGGGTCGCTTAGCGCGTACTCTGCGGATGCTTTTAGGATTTCTTTATCATTCATTTGATTGTAGGTAGCCGTTCCAAAAGCTTTTACCTGCTCATCAGTCATGCTTTTTAAAGCACCACTCATTCGTGCTTCTAGCCAAGAAACTTTTTCTTTACCTGTACCTACAGGAAGTTGTGTACGGGGTACTTCTACAATCTTTTCTTTGGGTTTTACTTCTGGGGTACTGACTGGTTGAACTTTTGGAAGGCTGACTTCGCCTCCTGCTTTATCTGTTCCTTGGACTTTCCCTCCGTTGAGAGGAGGATTATTAATTTTTTCATTGGTTAAGTCTAACAAGTCGTTGTTGAACTTCAATTCTCCGGGATCTGTATAAAAACCATCTACCTTACCGGTTCTTAGGTTTTCTTCCGCCAAATCCATGTATTCCTGTTTAGTTGGTGCTTGTCCGTTAGCCTTGTAAAATTTTTGATACCAAGGCGGGTTTTGAGAGGCCCGGAGGGTTTTTCCTTCTCCTGTTTGATATTTAGTAACACCGCCAACTTGCTCTTTTAATCTTTTTACTTCTTCTGCTATCAAATCCTGTGCTTCTTTTGTCTTCACCAACCCCTGTGGTGTAACTTTGTAGGAAGGATTGTAGTATCTAATGGAACCGTCAGGTAGGGTTTCTCCCTTTGTCCATTTACTATTTAGTTTAGCCCTCTCAACTGCACTTAATGTAGCGTCTGGTTTAACAATAATACTTTTAATAGAATCACTGCCAACGTTTCCAGCTCCAAGACCTCCTTTAGATGTTCCCGTTATGATTTCTTCCCCCGATTGCCCTGTAGCCTCTAAAACACTTAGTCCTGGTTTCCCAACATATTTTTTAGTGATGACAGCTTTGGGGTCAATTTCTAATACTATTCCTTTTCCACCCTGACCTAATGCTAAAGACGAATCCTTTGATACATACTTTCCATTTAGATTTACGTTGTTTTTTACTCCAGGGTCTATCCTTCCAATAGACTCTTCAGGAGAAGTCTCGTGGTACAAAGTATTATCTAACCCCTGTGGTGTGGGTTTGGCTCTTCCAAGTGATCTATCTAACGTACTAGCTTTTACAACTGTAATAGGTTCTGGTTGACTTATAGCCACTGCTTCTGGCACTTTAGGTGCTACAGTGCTTGCTGGCTGTATTGGTTGAGCCGTCGTGGGGGTATTTACGGGCGCTGTTGACTTAATTGCTTCGACCACAGGTTTTTCTCCGTTTCCAAGGAGTCCACCAAATTCGGATGTTTTATTAACCGTTGGTATTTTACTATCGGATTCAACCATCTTTAATAAGTCTTCCATATCAGATAAAGGTCTTGTGCCATTTTTAACTTCCATCATCAGTTTATTCATACTATCGAAAGCTTGAGCGTCTCCTCCCATGTCTGGATGAAGCTTCCTAGCCAGTTGTTTGTAGACGCTGGAAAGCTCCTCTGGGTTAACCTTTCCGGCAAAGAAGGAAACGGGAATTCCCATAACAACGCCAAGGGACATACCCCCTAGTATATTGATAACCGCCTCTTTACGAACCTCCGGATCCTTTATTATTTGATCCAATTTAGGAGTAGACATAAGACCAAGAATTGACCACACTACGGCTCTTCCCGCGATAGGAGCTAAAGGATATAACTTACTCCCAGCACTTAACAAAGTCTTTCCAGCTATCGAAGTACCTACCGAAGTCTCTACCGAACTTAATGGTCCTCCAACAAGTAAAGGAGCTAATTGAGCCATGTGATTAGCGGTTACAGAGATTATCCTAAAAGGCTGAAGTTTACCCTCACTATTCATAAGACCTTGAGATTTCATAAGAGCAATATCTTGTGCGCTGGGTGTCGGTGCTTTATGTGTTCCCGGAACACCTGCCTTGGTTAGAGTAGCCGCAACAGCTTTGTTCTGAATGTCTGCATAGGCCGCCCCGGCCGCCGCATAGCTATCGAGAACGTCCCATTGCATCTTTGATAACTCCTTGGCCTTTAAGTTTGGAGGAACAGGTGGACCAATTGGTGCTTTTTCAATTTTTACAGGCACATTATTCTTTTTTATATTTTCAGATAAAGTCCCCGTAACATCTTGTGGAACATTCCCTACCTTTATAGGGGTTACATTTAAGGAACTTTTTTCTGGAATAGGTCCAAGGGGCGCTAGTTGGATACCCGATTTTTGTATGTTATTTAAAGAACTTCCGGGAGCCGATAATTGAGAAGGTGCTACTGTAATTGTTTTAGGAGTTTCTTTAGGCTTTAAAATATTGTTTACAAAATTTACTACCCTTGTTCCAAGAGATTCTGGTGCGGGAGCTTTTGCATATTCGGGTTGTTTTGCCGCCGACATTGCATCATTCAATATTCCATTGTATCTGGCGGTAGTTGGGGTGTTGGGCGTCGTAGACGACCCTTTACCTACTGCGGCCATGGCGTCGTTTAGTATGTTACTCATGGTTATCCTTTCAACTGTGCTTTAACATCCGTATTTACAATATTATAGCTTTTAGCATATTTTGGATTTATGTAACTAAAGAATAAGGCATCAAAATCAGCAGGAGCAAAACCATAAGACGCCCACACGTTTCTGACATTCATATAACTGGATTCTGAAACGTGGCCGTCGGGGCCTTTAACTCCCTCTGCATTAAGAGCGGCTGACATTGCTTTAGAGGCTTCTTGTTGTGACACTGTTGTACTTCCCTGCGATACTGTTTTTGTACCACTAACACTCCCTAGAGAATTATTAGCAATAATTTCCCCGGTCTTTGTATTGATAACGGATACTGTGACGTTTCCATTATCATCTGTATTAGAAACAACACTCGTTTGTACCTGTCCTGCTTGAACACCGCTAACGATTCCTTTAACCATGCTGGTAGTCATTCCTGTCGCTTGTGCTATTTGTGCAATATCGGAGCTGGAAGCATTTGCAATAGCCCCAGAAGAGATAAGTATGTTTAGTTTTTGAATTTGGTTTTGATAATTTTTATCGTCAATATTATATTGTTGGGTTGCTATATTAACTCTTACCTGAGCGTCTGCTTTTGCAGAATCAATTTGACCTTGTAGGGTATTTATATCGTTGGTTGCGGCTTCATTTACTTTACCTTGTTTTCCAACTCTAGTTGCTTCTGTGTAAAAAGGATTGTCGTTTACGGTAGCCAGTGCTGTATCCCTTGCGGTTTTCTTGGCATCTAATTGTGTTTGTAAATCAGAAACACCGGATAAAGCTGTATTGTATATATCCATTAAGTTGGTGTTTGAACTACCGCCGCCGGAAAGTCCCATACCACCACTACCGCTTGAAAGAGTGCTAACAGGCGCACTACCACCACCATTTACCGTAGGTTCGTTTGTAAGTTTAAGTTTTGTTTGTGCGGCTGAGACTGTATTCTTATCGTAGTTTTGTGGTTCTAGAACTTTTAAAGCATCTGCATACTTAGCCAAAGACTTAGAGGTTGAGTATTCCTTACCTTGTGCTTTTAACTCGTTTATTTTAGCTCTTAATTGTGAGGCCGAAAGGCCGGTAGTTGTTGGCATTATAAAACTCCTCCGGGCCAATTAAATCTACCTATAAGGGAACTTCCATTTAACCCGTTACTAAAGAAATCCGGTACATTGAGTAAAGGTGTATCAAGAGGCTGATCTTTGCTGTACTGATCCCATTCATCATTGTTTATTTTACCAAGAGTTACAATTGCGCCACTTTCCTCACTTTGAGAAAGTCTGGGGTTGCTCTTTTTAACTGCGGCAGATAAACCAAGTCGCACTAGCGCTAGGTTTGCTTCTTCCATATTATGTGAAAAGATTGTTTCTGAAGTAGCAAGGGATAGTTCCGGAGCCTCAAAAGCTCCCCAAATGTCCATGTTATCTACGCCATTTCCAGTATCCGGAGAAACAAAGATAAATCTTTGATCTATTGCAAAAATCCTGTCGGAGGAGTTTGAATTATCTTCTCTATATTTTATAAAGGACTGGTAACTCTTTCTGTCGTAGTATCTTCCGTCTATTTTTATGAGGTAAATTGTTCCTGTTCTAAATTCTTCCGGGTAATCGTAGTAGCTTTCATCATCTCCCTCGGTTTTGGCTTTTGTACTTGTGGTGACGGCCTTTGTTAAAGCTCTCCAAATAAAAAGAGATGTGGCCCGTCTGTAAGCATTTTGAATAAGGGTTGTGATCCTCGCAGAAGGAAACTGGTTCGAGTTTGTGGCTGATTGTAGTTGAGCTTTTAGTTCATTTTCTAAGTCTTCACGATCCATATTATTCCTCCTTGTAGGTCAACATAATTTTATACTCGTTCTTTTCCAAAACCTTTAAGGCCAATTCTACCTCTATTGGCAAAATCTTAAATTGAGGGAATTCTAGTGTTGCGACGGGGTTCAAACCATATTTTTTCTTTAAATCTTCAAGTTCTTGTTCGAAACCTGTTATTTTTTCTTTGATAGTTTGTTCTTTGTCCATATATTTCCCTGTATAAATATTACTTCATTTAAAATGTCTCTACAAGCTCGTTAAAGTAATAATACGCCTTGAACGTATATTGATGCCCCGCTAGGTTTGTTGTTGTGTCTAAATCCCAGTTGTACTCTTCAGCATGCACAATAAGTCTAATAGCATTATCGGTTATACGAAAATCAATAGTTTCTGTAACCTCTATAGTTTCCCTGCTTCCGTTAAAATGAAAAGAGTGCCATGTTATTGGGGCCATTATCCTAATTCCGTTATAATCTGTTGTTGTTAGAATAGTTATAGGCGGGTAGCCAATATTGTGGTTATCGGTTGTATCAATATTTCCACTAGCGTCGGTAGTAGCCGTTATAGTATCCAATAAGCGAAGACCTAAAACTCCATAAGCTGATGTAAAAACTAAATTCTTGGGATCTGTAATATCTTCTACATCCTGATTTACACCGGGTTTTTTAATCTTTATTCCGTACTGTTCTAGTGATGGTGACGCGCTTGCGCTAGGACTTAATGAATGTGATGGCGAAGTTGAGGGCGATACTGACGAAGAAGGTGAAAAAGACGGGCTATTTGATGGTGACATTGAACCGGAAGGCGACGCCGAATGTGAGGGGCTTAGCGATGAAGACGGTGTATTTGATGGGCTGTTACTTGATGAAGGACTTCCCGACGATGACGGGCTTGCAGAATGGGATGGACTTAATGATGCAGAAGGTGATAATGACGGGCTATTTGAACTACTTGGGGATCCGGAAGGTGTGTAGTCAATAACTAAAATTGCGGCGTGTGTGGGGTCATCCGAATACCCATCCATTTCCAAATAATTTCCAGAAGTGCTTCCATTATCATATAAAAACAAGGCAAGTGCATTTCCAGAAGACCACCCGGACCTGTTTACTATTTCCTGAATAATTGTTTTTATATCTGTAGTGTCGAAAGGTTGCCCGGCTGTCTCGCTAACGGAGGCATTCCAAGTAACTACAGCCGTTGTATGTGTTCTTGTTCTAGCGGAATTTTCCGGACTTGCTACAAATTCGGCAGTATTATCTTCTGCTACACCAATAATTTTCACCTTTATGGCTTGTGGATATGTTTGACCAAGATCCGCCATTGCTCTGAAAGTTATCTTAGCGGAATTTATAGTGGAGTTTTTAGGGATTGTAACACCAGTAAATCTCAAACCAATATTTCTAGTAACCATTCCCGGATTCCCAAGGTTCCATGCCTCAACCGGATCTGCATACCAAGTACCATCATATTGATGGTCCATGTCTCTTATATCAGCGTCTATTTGTTTAGTAAAATTAGCCATTTTATAAGGTGTCCTCGTCGTAAAAAATATGGTACATGTAAGCAAGGTTAAAAGAATAAGCGTCGGTAATACCTTCAGCCGGAACAAAGACAATGTATAGTTTCGTAGTGTCTGCATAATAATAATAATAGTCCGAAACCTGCAATCCGCGATAGAACCACCTGTTCCAGTTCGCTCTTTTTGTTGGTACAGAAGCGGTATCTACATCAAAATATTGTCCGGAAACAAAGCAAATAGGCACATAACCTAGATCATGCGTTATTTCCACGATCTTGTTTGATTGGCCGGCCACATAACTTAAAGTACCTTGGCCACTTAGTTTCAGTTTTAGCACGGGATACTTGGTATTCATAATCTGATACCTGTCCCCATCCCCTATGTCGTGGTTGTGCTTTGAGACTTTTAATCCGTAATCGCTCATTTTCTAATTCCTTTTTTCTACGCGTAGCATACAAATAAGTAAAAAAAGCTTCCGCTATCCTTTCCAATACCCGGTAAATATATTTTAGTAGTGTCATAAGTTATTTCTAACGGGGCGTAATCTTCTGTCGCGGAGTCGTAAACAAAACCTAAAACCAATACTGGAAGAGCAATAAAATTCGAAAAGTTAACCTCCTGTTCTGTAAACTCCGAAGCAGAAACTTTAGCAGTTTGTAAAACCTTTGCACAAGGAAATTGAGAACTGAAAGCTAATTCCTTGGGCGTGCAATCCTCAACATTCTTGGCAATATCTTGTCTTTTAATCTTTAAACCGTAATCTGCCATTAAAAACCTCCGGCCAAATAACCAAGCCATATAACATTGTAAGTTCCATCGTTTACAACAAAGGCTCCTGTAACGGTTACTTGTCCGGTAACTACAGCTCCCGCTTGAATAGTTCCTGCAAAAACAGCATCCCCTGTGGTTCCATCTAGCGCAAAAGTAGTATCCCCATTGACATTTTTGGCAACAATTCCGTCCGGGCTAATTTTCACTTCCCCGGACTCCCCGTTTACATAACTTCCAATAGAAATAGAGCCAATTACTCCAAAAGTGAAACTTCCCAGTATTTTCTTGCTCTTTGTATTCAAAGCAGTCGAGAGTAGCTCTACGGCTACCGCTTTTTGGGGAAATTTGACAGCGTACGGGATCTTTTCTGCCGGGACGACACTCTTATCGGAAGTAGAATCCGAAGCTTGCTGGGTCGATTCTGTGGTGTCTGGGAGGGGTATGGCTGATATTACCTCTGGTGAGTAGAATTCATTTGTCATTGTTCGCCAAACGACGACTGAAGAGTTAAGACTTCGGGGCTATTGTTGCCGGAGCAATTAAGCACAATCCCGAATTCCACAATTCGCGCCGTATCCTCCATATTAAATACAGCCTCAATACCACCCTCTTCTTCATAAACACCTTTACCATCCGGAGTCTCGCACTGGAACCAGCCGTTGTTTGCGGCGGTAAAATTGCCTTCATAGTCGGTTCCACCGGTTTCAATCTTATCTAATCGTCTCCAAAGCTCTATCGAGCATCCTGCCGGTAGTGGGGCCAGTGTTAAAGTTGCGGAATTGTGCATAGGAGCATCAATAAACGTAGGAGGAACCACACAATCCAATGATTCGTATATTGCTCTTGTTGCTTTATTTGCGGTATCTACCTTTTTAACCCCATAAGTAGAACCAAGTTTGTAGCAAAAAGTAAGAACGGTTCCTATCTTCTTAACGGAATTTATTTCATCACAATCAAACTGGTATTCTAAATTTAGTGTAAAATCAGCGTTTTTGGTACGTCTACCGTAACTGTAAATTCCTGTCTTACCGGCGCCATTTCCGTAAACGCCAAACATTGCAAGGCCCCGGTCAACTTCTACGCCATCAATATCTACTTGCCCGCCTCCGGGGAAAGAAACAATTGGAAGATCTGTGGAATCACCAACAAAGTGAAGTTGTCCTTCTGTGCCGTATTGAATCATTGTGATACCGCCTGCTTTTACAATCGCGTTAATATTTGCAAATGAAAGAGGTGTTTTATCGTTGTAATCAAGGGAAGAGGTATCCCATTCTAAAAGCCATGACTGCTCTTTATCATCAAGTCTGTTTGCGGCAATCAAAGCGGAAAGCCCTAAATCAAACAAGGTTTTACCGGAAATACCGGGTTGAATTTGAAGTGCGTTATTGGTGTAGGAACTATCATAACCAACCAAATAAAGAGAGCTTACATTTACACCTAAAAGTGAGCCGTTTACCCACTTCATAGCGTGGTCTGTAGAAGAAGTAAGGTTTGTTTTAGGACATGTTTGACCATTAATTGTGGCGTCCACATCACTCCAATTGGTATTAACTGCGGCGCCTGCTGAATCTAAAATTACTTTACAGTGAAGTTTTGTAAGAGTTGCCCAATATAAAATTACGTTTCCAAGTTCATCGTAGGCTTGTTCAGCTCCGGTAATAATACCTTCCGTTTCTGTAAAAGGCAAGGAATAAACCCCTGCCGAAGTTCTTTTTAAAATTCTTCCATTTTCTAGGAAAAAATAAGTGTTTGTATCGTCTGCCGGGACTGTAAATTTACAGCGAGCGTTCATTAGTCCGCCTGCCGCTAGATCATTCGCAAGCCCTTGTTGGGCCTTTAAACTGTCTCTTTTACGCCTAAGATCCATGTTTGAGACAAATTTAGCGGATCCAGCAAGACCTTTATTTTCATATTCTGAAATTGCACCTCTGAATGTTTTTAAAATAAATCCTGACATATATTTATTCTAGCACTTTTACTTATTATGCCCACCAGTGTACTTATTTTTGTAAGTAGTGCTTTTGGCGGAATGTTTGGCTTTGTAAACAGTAATTCTAGGTGTGTATTTATCTGTGTATTCCGTATAAGAAGGGCTGGCCGACGCGGACGGACTCAAGGAAGGGCTATTTGAAGAGCTTGGGCTTTGGCTAGAACTTGGAGACAAGGAAGACGATGGACTTAAAGAAGGTGATTCGGAACTGCTTGGAGAAGCTGATTGACTTGGGCTTAGTGAAGGACTTTCAGAACTGCTTTGTGACAACGATGCACTAAGACTAAGTGAAGGTGACTCCGAAGAGCTTGGTGATTGGCTCGGTGAATTGGAACTACTGGGGGACGCTGAACGGCTTTCCGACGAAGACGGACTTGCCGAACTACTTGGACTTAA